CTCGATTTCTATTATTTGAATGAAACACCATTACCCAAAGAAACCCAGTCGGTTTTTCGTCGGTTACGTGCAAATACCCAAGAAGAAAGGGATGCAGTATTAATTGTGCTGCAAGAGTTTTTTGTGGAAGAGGAAGACGGGTTTCACAACAAACGTTGTGATTCAGAAATCGCCGCTTATCAAAAAGTAGGGGATAAAAATCGTGAAAATGGTAAGAAAGGTGGGCGTCCACGTAAGGAAAAACCAAAAGAAAACCAAAGTGAAGGCGACTCGTTTAATTCTGAAAACCCACAAAAACCCAGTGGGTTAATTTTGGGTTCTGAAAGTGAAAGCCAAAAAAACCTTAACCATAAACCGTTAACCGATAACCAATATATAGATAGTAGTAGTAATGCGCGTGAAGAAAATTCGCAATTAACTCCAATTCAATTTGCTCAGTATCAGATCGATGATCACAAGCGTTACTCAATGCGTGAATTCATTTCTGAATACAGCGAGTTTCAATACGATTTCATCTCACTTGCTCAACAAAGATTTGTTTCGGTACCTGAAATCGACTTGAGAACCATGATTCAAAACTTCGGTGACTGGTACTTTGCAAACGAATCAAGCTCGTTGAATACACCAAGCATCTGGTTGGTTAAGTGGTTCTCTTGGGTTCAAAACAACGAGAAACAAGTTGCTGCTAACCGCAAGAAACAAGAGCAAATCAATTCAGCTGGTCAAAAACCACAAGAGTCGGGTTACTTCGCTAATCTTTTTGAAGAACAGAGCGAATCTCAAATCGTGGATGTAACCCCAGCAAAAAAGTTTCCAATGATTGAGGAGGTAGGTCATGCATGAGATTACCTTGAACGAAGTGCGTCAATTAATCGCTTCTCTTCGCACTGTTTACGCTGCTCAGTTTAATAAACAATTTCCAACAAGTGGAGAGAATGCAATACCGCTGTCAGTAGTTGAACAGATCGCACTTAAAACACTGGTTGGCGTTCAACAAAACCAATTTAACAACGCACTTGCTCGATTACTTACAGCAGGTGGGCGTTTTATGCCGTCATTTGCTGAATTTCGCACCTGGTGTATCGGTGAAAGTTGGATGTCTCCAGAGGAAGCTTGGTCACGTGCATGTAAGTTTACGACTGACCGTACCGTGGTTATTACACAAATTACAAAATATGCATTAGACGAAGTGATGTATTTGATCGAAGCCGGCCAAATGCGAGCAGCTCAAGATAATTTCTTCGGAACCTACAACGTGATGGTGGCTAAAGCTCAATTGAAAGGTCGTCAGCAAGAGTTTTACGCTCCACCGCTACAACTAGAACACAAAGAACCTAAACACGTTCCTGTGAGCAATGACGAAGCACAAAAGCATCTCAAATCTTTGATGGAACGGCTAAAGATTAACGGCCGTAAACCTACGCCAGTTCAAAAACTTGAGGCAAAAGAAAAAGAGCCTGAGCTTGCAAAGGAATTAGGGCCAGATCCTTTCGATAATCCACACGAATATGCCGAGATGTGCCGCCGTGAAGGTATGCCTATTCCTCGAAATATTCTGCAGTTAATTGAAGGGGCGAATGTATGAGCCATTTCCAAGATAAGCATGTGATTCATGTTGATGAACAAAATCAAGTTATCAAGTTCACACGTAGAAATGAGATTGTGGAGTGTGATCACGGGCGTATTGAAATATCAAAGGAAGATAATGAGATCCTTTGTATGGACTGCAATACAAAACTTAATCCAGTTTTATGGATTGCCAAATATTTAGACCAATTGAATCAAGTCACCCAACGTAATAACAGAATGCTGGCAGAGGTCCGTGAAATACAGGCAAAGCTTGAAAAGAAAAATAAGTTTATGTGCAAACACTGCCATGAAGTAAACACTATTGATTTTAAGAAGCTTCCTTCACAAGCAGCTGTAGTGCGCGGTATGGCCGTAATTGATCAAGAGTTTGACGGTATGAAAGTGGAGCATAGCCGATGAAGTTAACTAAACAGCAACGTGCTGAGCTAAAACAAAAGTTTGGTGGACATTGCGCTTACTGTGGTGAGTTGCTTGGCGATAAGTGGCATGCAGACCATATCGAAGCAGTGAAGCGAGATTTAATTCATGTTGGTGGCGGTAAGTTAATTACGGGTGAAATGACTAGACCGCAAAACGACACTTTAGAAAACATGAACCCTGCATGTGTTCCTTGCAATACAAACAAATCGTCTATGCCGCTGGAAGGGTGGCGAAAAATGCTTACACATTACCGTGATGTGCAGTTACTACGCGATAGCACACATGCTCGTCATTTACTTCGATTTGGACTGATTGAAATTAAATCCGAGCCTGTAAAGTTCTTCTTTGAGACCTACGCTAATTGCAAAGTGGAGGATGTGTGATGGAAGAGTTTGAGCAGTGGTACTTAGATACATATTACAAGCCTTATGGTTTTGTTCCGCCCGCTAATCTATTTGAACGCTATGAAGATACGTACATTAGAGAAAATGTTTATCAACACAACCTTGTATGGCAGCACCTGCAAGCGAAAGTAGTGGAATTGCAAAAGCGTTTAGATGGGGCATTAAAGGAGACTCAATATGCTTTGCAGTATGTTGAAGGGGACATGCGCGGCAATCATGAATTTCTACAAATGGCAATGATTCGAACCTTTAAAGCTTTAGAGCAAGTGCTCAATGGTGGTGAGCCTAAATGACATCAATGAGCCTTGCTGATTACCGCCTTACATGCCCGAAAGTTCAAAAGAAAAAGGGTCGAAACAAGTTTAATGCTTCGAAAATTAAATTGGATGGAATGACTTTTGACAGTACTAAAGAATACAAACGGTATATCGAGCTAAAGGCTCTACAACAACGAGGTGAAATTAAAGAATTGCAGCATCACACAAAATTTGAATTGGCACCGAAGGCAAAATTAGAAGGGGAGAAACGAGCTAAACCAGCACTTAGATATTTTGCCGATTTCACTTATTTCACGACAGCAGGTGAATACGTTGTTGAAGATGTGAAGTCTATAGCTACACGCAAGCTACCGAGTTACCGAAATAAGAAACACCTGATGAAAACAGTTCACAATATTGATGTGAGGGAAGTTTAAACATGAATGCAAAAGTTAATAACAAGACAATGGACTGGTCTAAACGTTCTGCTCATCAATGGTTGGAACAATATGGTCTATGGGTAAGATCAACAAAATTTAAAGTTTCTGCAAATCCTTTAGCATGTCTAATTGACCAAAATGACACAACTAGAATTAGATCAAGTAAGGTCTCTATGCCATGCGAAATTGAAGATTATGAAGCAGTTGAAGTAAGTAAACTCTTGGCGAAAATGCATAACGATAATAGGGAGTTTTTACAAGAAAGGGCTTGGTTTTTAATACTTTATTATGAGAACGACTGGTCTTATTTAACAATTGCAAATGTACATAAATGCAGTAAAGCAAAAGTACGTGCTGAAATTGATAAAGGCTTAGCTTATTTAGATGGAAAAATAGAAGTGTTGCAAACTTGACAGTGCAGCACACTTGGTTTAGATTTGTGATATGGTGGGACGAAGTTATAAGCGTTGCACCAAAATTTTTTAAAAGCTCGCCAAGTAGGTGGGCTTTTTGCTTTTTATGTTATAAAGAGTCTTCGAAGAGGAGGCATTTATGGTTAATAAAGTTGGAAAATGGCTATGTGTAGGCGGTTGCTTACATGGTCAGTGGTACGAACAATCTCCAAGATTGATTGCTGATCCTTATAATAATCCACTACGCGAACAGGTGTATGAACCTAGATTGTTAAAAAATCCTATCAGCAATAAGGATGAAACATTCTTCATATTTAAAGAATTAATTAAAGAAAGAATTGAATTTGCAATCAAAGAAGCATTAGAAAGTCAGCCGGAATAGATTATGAATATTTGTGTTGGTGGTGAGTTAGATGGGCAAACTATAGAAAAAGAAGGAAGATTGTTTAAAGCATCTGATATCGACCCATCTTTTAAAACTGAGTACTACAAGCAAGTTTTTAACCGCGACAATACGGTGTTCCATTTCTGGTTGCCAATTGGATCTGACTTACATGATATGTCTGAGAAAGTTCTAAATATCATTAGATCACCTAAAAACTAGTTTTATCGTTTGCCGGACGTATTACGGCGCAAATGGCCCCGCTAAATATCGATTATTGGCGGGGCTTTTAATTAAATTTTAATTGAATTTGCTAAGGATAAAGATGTATAAAAATATTATAAAATCCAATAATTATATTATTAATTCAATAATTTATTTAAAATTAAATTAATCGAATTTAAACAATATTTACTTAGATTATGTATTAGTTAACTCAAATAAACATGATTTTAGGAGGATAATTAAAAAAACGGAGTACAAATGCTATGAATGAGAATGCAGAGCTAATAAAGTACATTGATGTGGCTGAGACAGTTTACGAACGGGTATATGAAAATAATAAAATTTCAAATAATTTGATTGTTAATCTAAATCGCATTATGGCTGAGATAAAGAATCAAGCTGCAGAAAAAAGACTCAAATTGAAGTACAGCTCAATAGACTTTGAACATTGTTTAAGTTTGCCTTTAGCTGATCGCAAAATAAAAGTAGATTTAAGCCTTATACCTCATTTTGAAGATCGTGAAGAAAGTATTTTGTGGTGGCTTTGTTGCACAAAGATTTAAAAGATAACACTCTGCTCATTTGAACAGAATTC